GGAATTAACCGACAGTTCTAGCGAAGAATCTTTTACTTCTAGAACTGCTACAGGGTTAAGGACTGTTCTTACGAGGAACCCTAAACTATGTGGGTGGTTATTTAGCACAAATGCTCCCTAATTGTGTACTTGATTTATCCGTATTTATGGTATCTTTAATTATGGCTAAATACGGAAAACAACCTAAAAAAACTGGAGCAAAGAAGTCCACAGCCAAAAAACCTAATATAACTACCGCTCCTTGGGTAAAAAAGAAAAAACATGACAAGGGATGACATTGAGGAATTTATTGGAACTGTAGTTTCAGACGAAGAAACCGAAGTAATTATACCAGATGAATTAGACGGTGCTTTTTTAGGTATTGCTGGGGAAGACAGTTCTCCTAGAGCTGTATACTCCATTGAGAAAAGTATTAAGATTCTTATGGAAGATGGGATGTCTGAAGAAGAAGCCACTGAATTTTTTTGGTACAACGTGGCAGGAACTAAAGGAGATAATATGCCTTTATTTATAAACACTCCAAATATAGACAGGTCTTCTTGGACAATAAGTTCTCCATACAAAAGTTAATATGGCTAAGAAAAAGAAATCTACTGTTAACAAAGCGGGTAATTATACTAAGCCCGGAATGCGTAAAAGGCTTTTCCGTAAGATTTTAGCAGGAACAAAAGGAGGTAAGCCGGGACAGTGGTCTGCACGTAAAGCCCAACTGTTGGCAATGCAGTACAAAAAAGCAGGGGGAGGATATACTAACTGATGGCGTATAAAAAATCACAGCAGGATCTAATTGATTGGACCGAAGAAGACTGGGGCACTGCGTCTGGAAAAAAGTCTTCTGAAACAGGCGAAAGGTACTTACCTAAAGCCTCTCGAGATATGTTGGGTGGGGATGTAGGGAAGAAAGGAAAACATCCGGGAGCTAAAAGAGTGCCTTACACCGAAGCCGAAGCACGGGCTTACAGAGCAGGAACTATACGAAGAGCTAGATCAGCTTAAACATGGACACTAAAACAATATTATCACTAGGAATAGGTCTTGTAGTACAGGCTGCTGGCATTGTGTGGTGGGCTTCTAAATTACAATCTGAGGTTCAACACAACGATTTTCAAATCCAGATGATTGCTAAAGACGTTGGCGAGAATTCAGAGTTTGTTAAACTCTGGCCCGCAGGTAAGTGGGGTTCTGGGTCTTTACCATCAGACGTTAGGCAAGATTTAAAAATAGGAATGTTAGAAATGGATATGGACAAAGTAATGTCGAAATTATACAACGGAGTGCCGAAGGACCATTGATGTGAAATGGCTGTTAACAGCCCTGTTTTGTAGTATAGCCCCATTACTTCAAGCAGACGATCATTGGGGAACCGTACCTCCAGTACCTGAAATAACTATAGAACATGACATCTATAGTGGGACGGTAACTTTAGGTTGGATTTCAGATTCTACTTTTGACCGTCCTATTTGGTACATAGTCGAGGTTAAGCAAGTAGATGAAAACAACGTTATAGACCCAAATTACGAGTGGTTTAGGCCGTATGCGCCGCTTAGAAGCAACTTTAACGAGTATATATCCTTTAGAATGCAGTATAAGGACTTAAACGGACAGATATATGGCTGGGTTCGTAGGGAAATGTTCAGGGTAAGGGTTATGTGGGGTGCTTAGTTGCAATTACGTATAAATGGTGTTTAATTAATGAATGAACTATAAGATTGTTAAGCTATTAGGGGCCGCTTTTATTCTAGCTTGCGGCGTGTCATGTGAGTCCATAAACACAGGAGCTTCTTTACCTGTACCATTTACAAATCCTTCAGTAAGCGTAGGAGTAGATGTTCAAGCTAAAGTAATACCTCCTAAGTTTTGTATCGGACTTGATATCGTTGAGACAGACTAAACTCTACTCAACACCCAACACTCAAAACCCAACACATGAAGAAAGCAGACTACAAACATCACATGATGTATCCCCCTGACGGGGGTCCGGGTAGGATGACTAAATCGTACGAGGAGCATTTAAAATTAAAAAACAAAGGTTGGATGCACAAGAAAGGTAAAAAAGATAAAAAAGGTAAAAAAGGTAAAAGCACCGGAGCTAAAATGCTTAAGAAAAAGATAGTCTCTAAGAAGGCTAAGAAGAGTTCCGGTGGTTACGGCTATTAGTTGCTTATCGCAACACAAGAATCAAAAGAAGAATGATCAAACCTATTAATATTGGAATAGGTATGTCTGGGGGTTCTACCATTTAACCTTGTTAGCCCAGTAAGCTGCTGACATAGGTCCTCTTGCAATGTTCTTAGCGTGTCTTGCTTTAAAAGACTTACGTTTCATCTTCATTCTGCGAGACTCACCAGCTTTAGGTTTACCAGCAGTCTTAGCACCCTTTTCACCAAAACGGATTAGTTTAACTTTTCCGTCTTTTTTAGCTACTACGGCATGAGATTTTGTAGGATGCCCCGGGGTGGTTACCGCTTGGTTATATCTACTGGCTCCTATTTTAACTAATCTTGGATCTTTAGTCTTCTTTTTCATCGAAAGTTATTTCTTTGTAATTGTTTAATATTTTTTCTGCGGCGGGAATACTTGAAGTACCTAGTTTTTCATCTTGCCTAACTCCTTCTTTATAATCTGTTTTACTTAAATAAGAAGGTGTGTAATATCCATTGAATATCATGTCTTTATCCTTCGCACTTAGATTACTTTCTTGAAAAACTGTTTCTATATCTTCTTCGGATAGTAAAGACCTCCTAGCGGCTAAAACATCTTTGTAAGCTCTTCTCACAAACTCTTGTCTGTTTCGTTGCCATTCAAGTGTGGCTGACTCCATTTCGTCTGGGGTTATTTTACTTCCCCCTCTGAGGGCTCTGTTAAAAGGGGTTTTAGAGTCTTGTAAACCTCTAGCTGTAAACTTTAAGTTACGTTTAAATCTATCTGCAACATCAGAAGTAATAACTCTTTGACCTAATCCGGAACTTAAAAATTCTTGAAGAGGCGTGATAGTTCTACCATTTACGGTTGTCTCCCTATTTATGAGGGATTTGCTTATACTATTGAAATCTGAAATAAACCCCGGAAATAAAACTCTAGTTAAACCTTCAACGCTTTCTTTAAATGTTGTTGGGAAGAAGTTTTGATTTATTTCTTGTAGCGTAGTGTCTTGAGAAGATCCTCCTGATAACAAACTGTCTACCCATATTTGTTTAGCAAAGTAGGGACCTACAATATCTGTAAACGCTTGATAGAGGTTTCTTTTAACGGACTCGTCAACTTTATCTCCCTGTATTGACGCTATTAAATTAGCTATGGGAGCAGTTATATCTGACTGAGGGACTAAGTGAGATATATCAGACCAAGTCGCTTTACCCTCTTCTTTGTTAACATCTAAAACGGCGACGTGACCACGTTTATACCAACTAGATAAAAATCTCTTTAGATCTAACTCTCGTTGACTATCCCCGAACATATTTATAGCTCCTAATCTGTCAGACAAAGCTTCTTTTACATCGAAATCATCTTCGTCTTCGGAAAGAGCTGCTTGTAACAATGTATACAAATAAGTTCCTATAAAAGAAACCGCTTTAGCTCCTGAAATAGTAGAAGCTCCATACATTAGTAATCTACTACTACCCAAACCAAGCATTTTAGATGCTTCTTTTGTTAAACCCCTAGCCCTTAAATCATTAGCAAGACTAATTTCATCAAAAGCTAGTTTAGGTGTTTGAAATGATATACGTAAAATTTCTGCTTGGAATGAAATAAAAGGAGCTGCTAAAGCATTTAAATTTAGTTTCTTTAGTTTTCGGATAAAGTCTATTGTATTTGAATAGTTAGGCATGGTTATCCTAACATTTTCAGCAGCTACCCTTTCAAGCGCGTCGATGGCACCTGCTTTAGGGTCATTAAGTCTAAGTCTTTCTTGTTCAGGTGTTTGAGCTGGGAACGTTTCAAGAACATTTTTTATCTGCTCTTCTGTTATTTGATTTAACTTGTTCCTAAGTACAAGAGGTCCATAAGTTATGTCTGAATTAACAGGTTTTTTAGATATACCAAACACGCTAGCTATTTTATTTAGCTGAGCTTCAAAAGCTGTAATCTTCCAAAACTCATCTTCTGCGGCGTATAGCTGGTTTAATACACCATCTATCTTATTCCAAGCTTCGCTAGCTTTTCCAGACGCTGGGCCGGGGGTAGTCATGCCTAGTAAAGGGTCTAAATTTTCCACCCCAGCACTCTTCGCCAGCTCCTGCCTTATATTAGTTAATAAGTCTTGGTTGGTAACACCTAATTCTGCCCACCTATCTCTAAGTTTAGTAATATCTTCAGACCTAACCGACAGTTCGCCTTCACTACCCATTAGTTTTCGTATAACGTTTTCTTTTGGTAACCCAACTGAAAGAGCCATGGCATCCCTAAAAGCTTGCCCTCCTGCCGACCTACCCAAGAAACGTCCAACAAACGGAGTTTTGTCAGCCCTAGTAACACTCAGCAATGGGTTAATTATCGATTTAAGTAAAGTGCCGCTTGCCGTAAAAGGCATGCCCGACGCAACTAAGAACATCGGGTTTCCTAAAAAGTTTCTTACGTGAGTCCTAGGTCTTCTGGATGTTAAGTTAGCCATACTCCAAGAAGCTAGCTTCATAGCCGCATCCAAAAATTGACCGGGATCTTTTCTACCTAAATCTTGTATACCTTTTACTATATACTCGGGGGCATATAAATTAGCTAAAGGCCCTAATTGTTCTTTAGACACTAAACTTCCTTCAACATGGAATTGAATTAAACCATTATTTTTAGCGATTTTATCATTATTAGTTATAAAAACTACCTCCTTATTCCCATCTTCTCTAGCTTTTGCTTGAGCCTTCTCCAATGAAGTTTTGACACTATTTAAAAATTTATTGTTTTCTACTAAAGTACTTAAAGTAGAAAGAGTTCTAGTAGCATTATAAATATTATCTTGATACTCCCCTACAAACTTTCTAAGAGGAGCCGGAATATTCTTTCTTGGACTTAAAACTTTAGGATTACTTAAACCCAAAGTAGTCCCCCTTGAAGATCGCTGGAAACTCTGTAAGAAATTTTGTAAACGTAATTTAACCTCTTGAGAGTCTACCTGCTTAAGTAAAACACTTTTAACAAAACCCCTACTCATACTATTAGCCTCTGGGTTAACTTTTTCTACACGTTCTTCAGCAATTTGGTCGGCGAAATAGTCATACCCTGCTTTATACCTATCCTGAGCGTCTTCGTCTACAGATTGAATCCAACTCCCATAACCTCTAGCATTATCTAAAGCTTGGTAGGTTCTAGACAGGTAAACATCTTCACTAGCTCCCAGCTTGGCTCTCATATTTCTAGGCAAATTATTACCCAGTACATCGGCTAACAATGAATCTTTTGTTATAGATACTTGTAAGTCAGTAACAAGTTTTCTTAAAGCGTGTAAATTTACATGTAAAGAGTTATCTTTAGTTAACTCTTTACTTTGGTTTACATACTCGTCAAACTGTTTAATGCGATCATAAGATTTTGCTTGTTTCTCCCTAAAGTGATCTGCTGCGGCTTTATATAAATTAACCCACTCTAGATGATACTCATCTTTAGCTTCATCAACTTTTCTATTCATTTCGGCCCTAGCTTCTGAAATAATTTTATTTGAGATGTCTTTATTACCCTCTTCTTCGGCTATACTTTTAGCTTGCTTTTGTTTACGAATAAATATCCCCGAAGCCAACTTTAGTTTTTTATCTAAATCAACTCTTAGGTTTACTGCATAGTTAGGGTCTTTAGGCGCATCTTTACCCTCTTTTAAGTATTCATCTACAATGGCATCGTCATCTGTAGTTCCTAAAACTATATTTATGTCCTCGGCTAATTTGACCCCAGCGGAACTAACGCGCCACTTCTTCTCTAAGAATACGTCGTTGTAACCGTTTGCTAACTCGTTAAGATCTTTAAAAGCACTGTTGTTAGTGCCTTTAGCCAACAGACTTCTTATGGACATATCTAAATTCCTAGCTTGTACAGTAGTTTTACTTAAGTTGTTCCTAAGTTCCTGAGTAAGCTTTTGAAACTTTGTACCAGCACTACCCGATACAGATAATGCTCGAACTAATACATCTACATTTTTAACTACAAGATTGTTTCTCTGTAAAAACTTGTCTACAAGTGAAAATCTATCTTTAATCTTTGATCTTTTGGTTTTTTCACCTTTAGCATTTAATTCGGCTGCGGTAGATACCACACCCAAATAGTCTGCTACAAGCGGAAGTGGATCTCCTTTTTCAAATTTATTTTTAGGGTCTTGGGGAATTTTAAATAATCTACCTAAAATACCTCCCCTGCTTTTAACACTTTCATCAGGGTTAAAAGCTGTTTGCGCTTCTGAAAAAGAAGTTTCTGGTAGCACCCCCAATAAATCTTTTTCTAATGCTGCGGCAGCTCTAGTATCGGGGTCATCACTTTTTAAGTATCTGTTAAGTTGCTCTATGTGATACTCTTTAATTCTTTTTATATCTGACTCAACTTCTTCTTCAGCAAAACCACTTTCTAATAACTCTTCTACAGTAGTCCTACCATCTACAGACAACTTAACTAAATCGACGTAAGTGTCTGGGGTTATATTTAGGTTAAATCTTTGTATGGCTGTGTTAGCAATTATTCTATGGAAAGAGTTGGAGCCGTTTATAAAGGCGTCGTCTGCATACTTCCTTGAATTAGGCATACTCCGATCAACTGCCTCCATCATGTCGTTGAATTGACTAGATATTCTTTGGCCAAAATTTCCAGCAAGTATGTGGTTTCTCAAACTACTTAAAGGATAGCTATACCCTAACTCTTCTGAACTTTCGGCTCCGTAGTAAGCGTCTGCTAACAAATCTCCCACTAAACCCTCAAAAGAACCTGCGGTAGCCACCATGTTAGAGAAAGTATCTGCTGAGTCAGGTAGATTTTGTGAAAACCCTCCAGCCACTTGAGTACGTCTTCCAGTCGCATAACTTTGGGTATATGCGGTTTCAAGTACTTTAGAGAGGATGTCTCTTTCAACTTCTGGGTAAGTACTTTCAGGTACCATTACAACTCCCGGGTCATATACTTCAGGGGTACTTACATTATTAGATACTACTAACGATACATTAAAAGATGCTGCCGCAGTTCTAGCCGAAGAATCAGCTCCTACAGAATTCCAGTAATCGATTACTTCGTCTGATTCAAAATAATCTACAGGCTGTCCAGTGAATGCGGGGGTTGTTTCTCTGTAACTCCTAGCCTCTGCAATGTCTTGCTCACTTAGCCCTGTGATATCTCTTATATTTTTAATAGTGGCTAGATCTATATAATTTTCACTACCATTAGTTTTACTTAAAAATATTTTTAAAAAAGACTCCCGCTCATCTGGCGGACTTATTGTTATAGCCCTGTTAATGCCTCTGATTAACCTATCTAATAAAGAACCTGATGAACTTAAACGATCAGCTTCACCTAAAAACCAAGTTACTGTCGGGTCTGTAAGGAAATGAGCTATAAACTCTTTTCTGGTACTTTCAGTAGTTTTAAAAGTTCCGTCGGGGTTAACACCAAAAGCGTGTCTAACTTGAGAAACGTCATCATAGTAAGCAGCCCCCTTTAACTCCTCAATCCTAATATTCCTATATACATTTCTATAATCTAAATCAGAAGGAGTGTCATTTTGTAAGTTAAGTTCTTCTTTAATAGGAGAGTCACTTTCATCTATTAACCTTTTGATAACTTCTATGTCAAAGTCTGCTGATTCAGCAGCAGCTTGCCAGAAAGCTCTCCTCGATCCACCCCGCCTATTAGCCACAAAATCTTCAAAAAACATACGCCCTTTATCAATAAGGGTGTCTATAGCAAGTATGGCTACTTCTTGTTCGGGAGACGGATTTGAAATTATGTTATCTAAAACACTGTGTAATATTTCGTGTGTAACTAAATCGTGAACACCCCTACCGTTATCCATAACGTCGCTTATAGCAATCTCTCCACCAGAACCCGTCTTATTGGGTTTATAGTATCCAGCTACTTTAGCTTCGATACCTATTTTAAAGTTTATATTACTTAAGTTCAGCCCACTATCTAGGAGCATCTTAGCTACGTTTCCGTAGTTCTCAAGGTACTTACCTTCTTGAGCACCTATCACGATACGGTTTAAAGCTATTCTAAGTGACTCAGGATCTCCGTCAACTAAACCTAATTCATTGATTTCTTTACGTACCGAGGTTTTAATCTTTTTACGTGTCTTATCAGTAAGCCCGTCGAAAGGAGTGTTTGAAACGTCCTCAAAAGCTTTAGAAATCATGGACATACTACGCTCATCTATAGGAATAGTATGTCTTTTACCTCGTGTTCCCGTCCCCTCTTGCTCAGCAGTATGTGTTATTAAATCTTCAACACTTTTCCACGACCCTCGTAAACTCTTCGTTTTGTAGTTTCCAATAAACTTTAAATTTTGTTTTGCAGAGTTTTCAGTTGAAAAAAGTCCTACAATACCTAAATCACTTAAAAAAGGTCCTCGCTCTGGGTATTTATCTAATAAAGCTATAAAAGCTTCGGAGTGAGCGTACTCATTTTCAGTTTTAAAAAGATTCCAAACATCTTTTTGGTTTTTTAGACTGCCCACATTACCTTTAGCCCTTTTAGCCAACCTAGTTTTAAGGATAGCTAATAAAGCCTTAACTAGAAACTTTCTTTTACCGTGGGTTTCAACACGCTCAGAACCTTTTAACCTGTACTTCTCTGTGTTTACCCACCAAACATCATTTAAAGTTTGAAGAATACTCTTCTCCGGAGTAGGTCCTATCCCTAACCATTCATACTCTTCATCTGTTAAAGTAATTTTTTTATCGAAGTCGGGGTTTTCACTAAAACGGTTTAGTAGGTCATCTATGTTTTGATTGTATTCTTCTGTACTTCCTTTTTTACTTTTACCCCCATCATTTTTAGCGTTTGAACTGTGTAAATCTGCCAACGAAGTACCTCCCGCCTCGACTACAGCCAGCTCCTTGGGTTTTACCGAACTCGGAAAATTAACTCTGACTCCTATAATTTTATTTCCTGTGTTGTTTTTATCTCTTATAAAAGCGGGGTTTAATTGTTTTTTATTGAACCCTTTGGGTATCTCAATAGGGCCTGTCCTTTCCCCCTTTTTAGGCGAATATGAAAACCACGCTGCTGCTGTATAAGGATTATTGGTAAATACAAAGTCTCCATTGCTATCTAAAACCAACGCATACTTATATAAGGTAGAGTTGTATCGAGGTTGGTCTTCAGACAAAATTGACTTTTTGTCAGCCTCTATAAATTCTTTATAACTAACATTATTTCCTGAATATTTATCTCTTATGCCTTGAATAGAAATCTTTTTAACTACAGTTCCTTCAGGTACTTCTTCAATAATTGGATGTTTATCTCTTAAATCTTTATTGGCTGCTTCTGCCGCATCACGTTCCGTTTCAGTAAAAAATTTACGAGATATTTTTGATGATTCTCCCGTAGAATGGTTAAAAGATGATGGGGTCAAGTACACACCTAAATCCGCTATAAATTTAGCATGTTCTTTTACCCCTTCTTCTGTGTTAACGTCCTGTAAAGTTACTTTATATTTACCCTCTATATCTTCAGCTCGTTCTTCGGACCTTAAGTTTAAAGACTTTTCAATGTCTGCCTTTCTTTTTTCTATATTGTTGCGAAATTTAAGTATATAAAATAAATCGCCGTCTACTTCAGTTTTTAAACGATCCGCGTCTTCTGTGTTTAAAAGATCTTCTTTATACTCAACCGACGCTAGCTCCTGACTAAATTCATACGAACTAAAATTATCTGAAATAAACTCAACGGTATTTTGTAAAGCGTCGAGACTACCTTCAGCCCTTATTGGCTTAAGTCGATCAAGCAAAGAATCTATTTGATCTACAAGGGATTTTTGTGGTTCGGAGATTTCTTGTGTGTCTTGTTCTTCGGTAGGCTCGAGAAGGGTTTCGGGGGACTCTGGACCCTCTACAGCAGACTCTTCGTCTACACTCCCTTGAGTGGGTGTTTGTCCCTTCTCGGAAAGTCCAAACACGTTTTCTATGTCCCTACCTGCTTGAGATGAATCTAAGTCTTGGACGACTTCCTTTTTAAACTCATTCCACAACGTAATGGCCTGATCCATGGTTTCTACATCATTAACATTTAGCTTCATGTCGTTAACTACCCAATTACGGAAAGCATCGGCTGTAAGAACTTCGTCAGTAGGTTCTACGGGTGTTTCTGATGATTCTGTGGGAGTAACTAAAGGTGAGTTACTTTCTCTTTCTACAAGTTTATTAACCGCATACTCTATTACAGATGGGTCAGTTACTTCGAGTGCCGTAGCCGCTTCAGTTACAAAAGACCTTATTTGATCTTCATTTGAAAAATCTAATTCGGAAAACCCCTGCAAACCTTGTAGCTCGTCGAGAAAAACGTTGTCTTCTGGACTTAAAGAAGTTAAAGCGTCTCCGGGAATACCTGAAACTACGTTTAAATCTTTAAATTTAGGTAACTGCAATAAATTTGTAGTCGTGTCTGCGTAGTTTAAAATACTAAATATTGGATTACTTGGGTTGTTTTTAGCTTCTCTTATTAAAGTAGATCTTGTGTCAAGATTGCTAAAAGTATCTCGCACTACTTTGTTAAATCTTTTTACAGTTTTACCGTAAAAGCTTTCGATAAGATCTTTTAAGTCTTTAACAGTATCTTTAAAAATCTTATCGTTTTCAGCGTTGTCAGGAGACTCTCTACGCAACTCAATAGAACTATTAAAATCCTGAAGTACCCTGTCAAAACCATTTAAAAAATTATCTAAATTATTTTTAATTGTCCTGTCTTTTTTTATGTCTTGGTTTCCGGCCTTTTTATTTAGAAAAACTTCAGCCCCCGCTAAAGACAAACTAGCATCTAAAGCACCTAAAAGGTTTATAATACTTTCCTCAGTGGCTCCTTCTAAGTTTTCTAAAATGCTCCTAGACTTAGCCACCATAAACCTTTTAGTACTAACATTTCTTTTAGTGATTCCGTCTTTGTTTAGCTGATCTATTAAAAAATCTAATTTTACTGAATCTTCATCTGGGAAAAGCCCCGAGTCTTTTATAGCTTTAGGAGTTAACTTTCTAATGTTAGATCTAACAGTATCATAAAAGTCCAACCTACCTTCAAATTGGGGGAAAACTTCTTCTACTAGATTGTTTAAAGCTTCCGCTTTTTGTTCACTAGACCCTTCACCTTTTACTATATCTAAGGCGGCCCTGCTTGTTTCGTCCATTAGAGCAATTTGGGAGGCCTCAGTTTCTTCAAGCTGTGTTTGTGCTTCTTCGATTGAAATGGGATCTAAAGTGGGTAAAGCTTCATTAACTAATTGTTCTTGTTTTTCTTTTAAAGCTTCTGCTGTTTGGGGGTTGGTTGTTTCTAACTGTACAGCTAAGTCATTTAACCTCTGTACACGTAGTTGAATAGACTCATCAAATTGAGATAAATCTTTTGGTCCTAACAAAGATGTAACTCCACTTACAGTTCCACCCAAAACCCCGCCTATCATCGCACCTTGAAAAGCTCCTGACAAAACTTCGTCCATAGTTAACTCTTTATTGTAAGTAACCATGGCATTTATGCCTTGAAAAAATTCATCTAAACCTTCCTCTAAAAGTTCTTTACCTGCCCCCGAAACAAATCCCGGAGCACTTGAAGCTAAAGACTTAAACCTACCTTGCTCCCTTAAAAATCCTTTTGCGGTGTCTTTGAACTCTTTATTCTTTAGAAGTTCTCCTAACTTTTTAGGAGATATGTTCATCTTCTTAGCAAGTTGTCCTGAAGTTAAAGTTCCAAAATTAGTGAAGGCGTCCTCGGCACCGCCCGGTATAAGTTTCATCAAACCCCACGTAACGGCTCCCGCTAAAAGTGAGGGTCCTATAGAAGTTTTACTGGCTAAATCTCCCGCTTCATCCTCGGCCATTCCTTCAGACATAAGCTTTTCTTTATTAGAAAAATATGCGTCAGAATAAAACCCAGTCATAGAACGAGAAGCTTGTAAGCCTGCATACGTCTCGCCTGCAACTCTATTAGAGAACTGTTTAAGCTTACTAATGTTGTTTAAAACATCTCCGTTTTCTAAATTATTTGCAATATTATCTAACTTCTTGTTAACCGCTTTAAGTTTTTTAGTGTTGTTTCCCAGCCGTACAAGTTTAGATCGGTTAAAGAAAGAACTTGCCGCCCTAGCATAATTACTCCCTCCTGCTGTAACAGCTATTAAAGCTAACTCTCCCCCTATTATAGAACCCCATTTATTGCCAGATAAGGTATCCATAGCGTCCCTAGACTCTTGAAATTGTCTTCTAGTTTCTAATAATTCTTCCCCTGCTTCATCACCCATAAGGTTTTTAGCCATCCCTATTCCCCCTGCTACCGCGTCTCCAAATATATAAGCACCTCCAGTAAGTGCTGATTGAAGAAAATCAAGGGACTTTCCAAAAATTCCTGTACCTTTAAATTCTTTTTGATACTCACGTATAACGTCTTTAGCCGTCCAATCTTTATCTTTGTTTGCTTCTATAAACGTATATAGCTCTCTGGCAAACGCTGGAGTAAACAATGCTGAAGGTTTATCTTCAAAAGTCATGTAGACTTGATCTATTAAATTTTGAGCTACTACGTCATCCTTAACACTTTTTTCAATTAAAAAGGCTTCAAGAGTTTCTTCGGGTATCTTTAAACTAGACTTTTTAACTTTTTCTCTAACCTGTTCTTCCGTTAAAGATAAATCACCCGTCCATTTTTTATTTAAAACCCAATCCCCTGCTGAGTTTTGCCTAGCAATTTCACCATCTTGCCAAACTTCTCTGTGCTCTAATAAACTGTCTTTGTAAATATTTTTAATGTTTTCTCTTAAAGGATTAGCTCTATTAAGTAACTCTTCTTTATTAAGTCCTCTTTTATCTCCCCAAGATAAAACAATATTATCTACCAGAGCTTCCATATCTTCCGCTTCTGTCGAAGCTCTTTTTCGGTAATCTTCTAAACGATCTTTTGTCAAAAACATGGGATTGCCTTTAACAGACATTTCATCGTCATCTTCATTAGATTGAAATTTTTTCCCCGTAACCCCTACATTTTTTGAAGACATATAACTAAACAAATCTTCAAAAGCTCCTACTTCGTAGGTTTTGTAGTTAGATATAATTTTATTCTTTTCTGCCTGACTTAGATCATCTTGAGCATTTATTCTATTAGAAAATTCATCCTTACCCAAAACAGATAACGCATAGTTAACTTCATAATCTTCAGGGTTGTCTTCGTCTAAACCTCTCCTAGTAACCCAGTCATTACTTAGATTTTGATTAATATTATTATTTTTAATCCAATTATTTTCAGCATCGCTAAAAATAATATCTTCATTAAGGTACGTACTTTTACCAAAAGATTGGGCATTTATTCTCGCATCTCTTTTACGTGTTGCTTCAAACCTATTCCTATAATCAAAAGTTTGAAATTGTTTGCGTCGTGCTATGCCTTGTAAAATTTCTTCGTCAGTTCCTTCAGGGTTACTTAACTTTTCTTTAACCCCAAAAACAGCCGCCTCGAAGTGCATTTTAGATTCGGGAGAAGTAAAAACACCTTCTGCATATCTATCTTTCTCCCATCCATCTAATATAGTTAATTTATCCTCGACAGGGGCGTTTATGTAATTTTCATTGGATTCAATATCTTTCCAAAAAGGAACATTAGCCATATCTATCTACTATTAATTTTTTGATTTATGTAGTCGTCTACTTGCGTCGAACTTTCACCCGAAACATCTATACCAGTTTCGGCAGCAGTTGCTGCACGTCTAGCTCTATCTGCAAAATATTCTTGTAAAGCTTTTCTAGAAATACTTGATGAATTAAAAAACTTTTGAATCTGTAAAGGGACTTCATCTATTGCCTTTAGCTGACTATATAAATTTGATAAAGTTGCTTCTCGGTTTTTCTTATATCTCTCTCCCACATCACTTAAATTTGGGGACGAACTACCATATCCTGTTTCCCAATACTTTTTACGATCTTCATCTGAGTCCCCTTCATTAAGTCCCGGAGGGATGACGTAAGAATTAAATACATCGTCTGTTTTAAAAGATTCTAAATCAGCCCCACTTTCGATAAGTTTCATTGCTTTATCTTCTTGGTCTTGGTTAAACCCATAAGAGTTAATGATATTAGCTTGCGGGTCCGACATTCTTCTTCTGTAAACACCCGTGCTTGTTAAATCTTGTCCTTTTATTCTATCGCTAAGCTGCGTATTTACATCATATAAATCAACATTATCTTTAGTTAAAGTTACTTCTTCTTCAGGAGCTTGTTCTGGAAAACCTATGTTTACAAGATCTCCCCTACGCCAAGATTCGGGTAGGTTAGGTATATTAAGTAATTTAGAATTTACACTTTCTTGTAATGTAGCTAAACCTTTACCATAATCTTCTAAAGCTTTAGCTGCACCACTTCTACTTGTTTGAAACGACTGTTTTTCTTCTAGCTCTTTAAGTCCAGCATCTCTAGCAAGACCTGTTTTCCATCTCAAGAACATAGAGCTGTTAACACCCCTTGTTCTTAAAAGTTCTCTAGCTACAGCTAAAGAGTCTCGTATCTCTTCGTCCTTTGCCCTTTTAACCGCTAAAGCACTTGAAACACCGGACAACGCCGCAGCTTCTTGGTTAAACCTATTCCGTTTAGCTTGTAAAGCGTTCGCTACTCTAGGAGAGTACGCAGCTAACTCAGTATACATATCAGCTTTTTCGTTAAACTCTGGGTCAAAAGTATCTAACCTGTATAACTCTTGTAAAGCAGATTGCTCTTGTTTAGAAGCTTCTAACTGTCTAAAAACATTTTCCTGTTTAAGTCTGTCTTGCATCGCAGAACTGACTAAGTTTCGACGAGCACTATCATCAGCCATAGACTGTTGAGATATACGAAGGTAATCTCTTGAGTCTAATCCAGAAGGTAGTGATATAGGATCAAACATCCTATCATTTCTAGGAAGAGCCCCAGCTCCTAAAACTTGTTCAGCAGCTAATTCAATCTCACTTGCCATGTTATCTGTTTTTTCTAAATAAATTAAAACGCCTACGTATGTTTGTCTTATCCTCGTCGTTGTCTAAAATATCTGCAAACTTTCCTTTTTGAATGTTTCTAATTCTTTTTGCGTCCTTTTCTGTTTCAAACCCCTCACTATCGGGTGCGGGACCTACCATATATGGGTTACTCCTTCGTGGTATAGTTCTTGTACCACCAAAAGCATCCGTAGGCACTCTAAGTCCCCTCGGGTCTTTAACAATGTCTTTATAAAATTGATCTCTACCCCTTCGAGCGGCTCTAACTGTGTCCATCCTTTGACGGGCTCTCCTCAAAGCTTCGTCCCTAGGAGTCTGATCAGCAGCAATACTTGCTTGACCCTCTTCTATCCTATTCAAACGTTCTGGTTCAGTTCTTAAAAACTGCAAACCACCTCCCCTTGGTTTACCTGTGCCTAAAGCTCTTCTAGCTTCAAGTTTCATTTGTCTAGCCCTATTTTCAGCTATTCGCTGTCCTCTTGCACGTTCTTCGTCAGTAATCCCAGATGGAGTTTTTCCTTCCTCTCCCTTTTGTTCTCCTTCCGTCGTTCCCGTCGTTCCCGTCGCTTTCGTCAAAACAGAAGGGTCTACGGTTCGACTTTCCATGCCTGTCCGCTTTCTATAGTCGAATGGAGCGGCACTGGTTGTTCCGTCATTTTGAGATTCCATCATACGTGTTTGGCCTTCAGGTTGTGTTGTAATTAACGCTGGTTGTTTGTATCCCGCAGCTTGACTCATCATTCTGCTCTGTCCCTCAGGGGTGTTTGATGTATCACTCGGTATACCCCCTTCCCCGAGTTTAAATTTCATGGTTCCAGAAGTATCTCCAGAAGTATCTCCAGAAGTATCTCCGGAAACAGTTCCAGTTTTTAAGCTTTCATTTATATACTTAGCTGTAGTACCTACCCCAGCAAGTCCGGCTAAAGCCCCTGTTGTTTTAGCCCCTCTAGAAAGTGCAGACCCTCGGTTCCCGGAAGAATAAAGTTTGGCGTTCTGTGCTTCTCTAGTTAAATCTCGGCGGGGTCCCATTGGCACAACTTCATTTGCATTTCGACGCTGTCCTGCTGGAATTATTTCGTTACGAAATTGTTTTGGCGTAGCTCGATAGTTAGGGGGCGGACCAAACTTATCAAATAAAACTTGGTTTGGGTTTTCTATATACCTATTACGCACCCTGCTAGACCCAAACCCTGAGATAAAATCAGCATATTTAAGTTGGTTATCAAGTAATGTTCGTCGGGCGGCTGTTTTTCGTGCTTGAGTAGCCGCGTTTTGTGCTCGAGCAGCTTTAGCTGGATCTCTTAAAGCAGCTTCCATCGAAGTTGGGGACGGTAGTTTTGATATAGCGGTCGTGCCTCCCTCAGCAACAAAAGCATCTACATCATCCATAGCAGTCTGAGCTCTATACTTAGCTCCCCCAAAGTCACTTTGGGCTTCAGCTACTTGTTTTTCTGCTTTGGCTACTGTTTGTTGTGCTGGATTTCGCACTCCTGCTTTAAAAGCCTTTATGTCTTGTGGAAGATCTTTTTTAATTACCTTTATGTCTTTGTTAATTTCGTCTGCCCACTTTAAACCGTCTTTAAAAGACATTTGCGGGTCTTTGTTTACAGCCTTTAAAGAATCAATTTCTTTTTTTAACGTATTTGCAATACCTTTATTACCATTAATGATTTCCCCATATTCGTCTAAAACTTCGCCAAACTCTTTTTTAGCCTTAGGTAATTTTACCTCAACGATGTCTTCAAACTTTTTATCATACTCTCTTAAAACTTTATCTGATCCTCCTGCTTTTTGGACTTTTTCAGCCTCTACAGCTATATCTTCAGCTTCTTTTGCTAAAACTTTAACCTCGTCAGCAGATTTTGTTAACTTTTTACCTGCTTGAACAGCTCTTGTACCCCACCCAGTCAAGGGGATGAAGGCAAGTCCTGCGAACGCCATTCCTTCCCTAGCATTACTACGAGCCTCATCGGTTTTAGCCAATATAGATTCTACAGAGTACAAACCAAAATCAGCGATATCAAATGCCATGCCTGCTGCTGGAATCATCCCCAACGCCGCAAGGGTTGTGTGGATAGCCTCTAATGGGTCTTTTTTAATATCTTCAGCCGCACTTTTAAGTGTGCCTGTAGGTTTATATGTAGCCCCATATCTTCGAGAAGGGTATGATCTTGGGTTTTGTGGATCTGCCATAATATATATTTAACTAAATGAAATGTCTTCTTGTAGAAAAGGATTGCCATAAGGGCTATTAACTAACCCAAACTGCTCATCGTTAGGGTCTACTGGTGTAGTTTGTTGTAAGGCTGTTTTTGCGTCGTCTGATTCGGGCGGCGCAACATTAACTGGAGGTCTTTCCCTTCGCACTCTAGGGCCTTCCGGCATAGGTTGATTAGCTATATCTTTTGCCTTACGAGCAGCTTCAGCGTTTGCTATGGCGTTTTCACGATCTCTCGCCATATCTGCTAAAACTTTCTGCTGTATCCTTGGTACTCTATCGGTGCCCCCTACTTGGATGCCACGTTTAGCCCCTAAGTCTACAAGAGATATATAACTAGTAGCATCTCCTCTTCTTCTAGCCGCTCCAGCAGCCCTGTTTAAAAGATTTCTTACACGCCTGTATTCTCCCATACGAGTTTGAAACTCAGGTCTTTGATCCCCAGAATAAGGAATATCTCTCGGTGTTGAGTCAATGTTAGCCATTATATAATGTTATATGGTTTGTTAGTCATAAAACCCCAAGGTTGTTGTGGGTTAGGATTGTTAATGCCAGCTTTACTTACTTGTTTAGCTGATTGTAAAATGTCATAGCACTCAGCCCAAAAAGCTGTGCTTCTTTCTATATCTCCCTCATTCTCGTACACAATAGCCAACAGTGCGTGTTTCAACGCTCCAATGTTGGCTGGGAAAACTAAATCGCTATCTGCGGTCAAATACTTGAATCTTTTCTTTAAGAGTCCTTCTACCTCTGTGCTAGAAGTAATGTCTGTAAGTATTTTATACTTACGGAGGGCAGTTCCTCCAGAGTCATCAAAACCTAAGTCTACTATAACTCCTCCGCCTTTACCTGCATCCTCAATACCGGGGCCTGATGACATGAATTCATATTGCCTAGCCATGATCGGTATAGGGTTATCGTCTATAGCAATGGCTATGAGTGCCTCATAATCATATGGAAGGGTTATTATTTCATTAGAAATATAAGTACCCCCACTAGGATTTAGATCTATCCTATCTACTACACCATCCCAAATACCTTCAGAATATATACGTTCTAAAGCTTCATTCAAAGCTAACTCAAAATCATCTGTGTGTGCATGTGTGCTTAACAGTGTTCTAGCTTCGGATAATGTTAAAGGACGTTCGTTAGCCATATACGTCAAATATAACCTTTTATCTTGAAAAGGCCAATATATCTGTGGGGTAATAATTAAGTTACTTCAGGTAATACAAACATCGACCAATGAACGTTGTCGTGCATAGTTTGTGTAACTGAACTAGAGCTAACTACACCTATTTCTCTATAAAAAGTGCCTATTCTAGCTGAACTACTGGCTCTTGTTAAAGTACCTGAACCTTCAGTTAAGGCCCCAAAAGGTGTGTCAGAAGGAACGGCGGCGTTTTCAGCTACTCTTTCTACTGATAAAGTTACACCAGTAATAGCAGCACTAGTGTTAATTGTGACCTCCCACTTAGCATAAATTTTACCTGTAGCGTGATTTAAATCTGAAGTACTATAATCTGTTTCTGTAGGGGTTGGTGCTACAGCCTGCCCTGTTGTTTTAAATATAGTGCTTGTTGATGTCGAATTAACTAAATTTGGAAAAGGTGCGGGGCCTACAGTAACAGACGAACCTAAAACGTGTAAATGTTCGCTACCAGAAACACCACTAAGAGTTGTATTGTCTGTATACCCGCCAACAGTATGAGTATGATTTAGATTAGGTCTTCCAGACTGCCCATCTGTTTTTTCAGTAGCGTGGTAAGAAGTACTAGCTGCGGTTAAAATCGTTTGAGTAGACATCGTACAGGTGTCTACTCGAGAGTATAGTTTCCCTGTATGTACTCTAATTTTATCTGTGCCATTAACAGTAACTTTTTCTAACTTAAAAGGACCGCTGTATGTAGAGGATGATGTCCAAGGAACATTTACATACATTTGTTCAGCGTCAGCTCCGGTTCCTAATTTAACTGGATAATTTCTTTCACCTGTACCGGGTTCTGGGTAACCTATTTGAACCCCTCCTCTTGTACCATCATCGGCTAAAGGAAGCGTATAAACCGAGGGATCTGTTAACTCTGACCCTGTCTTTACTCCCAATACCTCATACTTAAAATACTTTCCGTCAGAATCTTCTGCCTTAAGGGATATAAAACCGGGCTGTGCGTTAGTGCGTAAAGCTTCTTGTTTAGGAGATCCGTTGGGATCGATGACTATTGGCTTTCTATCTTCTTTGGGTTTTTCGTCTTTTACAATTTCTTGAACCTCTCCTTTTACTGCTTCGGGGTCTTTTTGTAATTCTTCTTGTAGCCTAATGTCTCCATTAAAAAAATCGTCTAACTCAGCTCGTCTCCTACGAGTCTCATTATTAAAATCTTCTAAAGCAGAAGGCCCCGTACGAAACCTCTCAAGAGCAGACACTTCATTAGCTTCTTCTTGTTGTCGTAGTAATTCGTTAAAACCAATATCTTCTTGGTCCTTCTTTACTTCTTCCCTATCAGGTTTATCTGCTTTAGCCTCTTTATCGGCAGGATCTTCTTTAGGTTCTTTATTATTTACGGCGTCGGACAAATCGCCGACAAGCATGCGTAAAGCTT